ATGAGCCATGAGTCGAGAGGAATGGCCGAAAGATAGAAATCTTTTATGCCAATTGTCGTCACTGAATATGAGGGAACCAAGTTCTGCGGAGTATCCCTGAGAGTTCCCGAACCGATATCAAAATGATGCGTCTCGACACGCGGGCCGAAACTCTGCATTCCGACGTAATTGTCTATGCGACTTGACGCAGACTCTACGATTCTGCGGAGAATCGTAACGTCACTTGTCCATCCGCTCGAATAGGTTGACCCTGCGAGATAATCGCGGAGGTCATCGATACTCGCATAGGAATGCCGTGTCGCCATTTACTTGTTTTCCTCTGCCTTTTTCGACTTATTTTTCGGAGTCGTTTTCATCTTCTCGAAATACTCGGCATAGTCTGTCGCCGTCTTTACGGGCATATCGTACTTCTCGCCTGAAACATACAGAACGCCCTTTAGCGTGAACGACTTAACGCATCGAACTTTCATATATCACCTTCAAGGGACTAGGCGGGAGAAGTCCATTAAAAATCCCCGCCTAGCCCCTTCCTATTTAACTACTAGCTTGCGGCGGCTCGGCACATCTTGAAAGCGGCGGCGAGGGTTAATTGCCCGTCGCCTCTTCTGCTCGCAAAAAACCCCACTTGGTCATTTTCTTGGTACAAGGAATCGTTGCGACGTATCGTGAAACCAGCTCTATCAAAAATTGCGTAGTGCTTGAGGTCGCCGAATAGAGCAATCCTCTCAGTTGCCGTAATAGTGGCACCAAGACCGTGAGCCGAGTCGACCATTACATTTGGCCTACCAAGTATGAAATTGGCGGGAGCCGCTGTCAGGTCGGGAATCGCGTGAACACCTGCCGCCGTTGATGCGATACTCGTTATGAGTGACGCAATCGCGGACTTCATTATCCAACTGGCATTAGACCTGAACTGCTCCTCAAGTGTGAAATAAATTCCAGTCAGGTCGGCGGCTACCACAGAAGTGGCATTTGCCATCGTGTAATCAGAAGGACTGGCACCCATTATCCCCGCATATTGAGTCGTGCCGTTTCCGCTGATTATCCCAACATCCTCAAATCTACCTGCGGCCTCTTGGAATATCTGCGAAAGCATAGCAGGGAGGTTGATGGCGGAGTCGTCCAGAAGTTCTCTGGTGACCTTTACTAATCCACCAGACTTCTCAAGACTAAAAGCCACCTGTCCAACCGTTGGAGTCTGGTCAGAATATGAGGCTTCCTCTGCAATCGCTGCCCATGTTGCCGATGCGAAAGATGGAATATATCCGTCCTTGCTGGCGACGCGAATAACGTTGCAATACGGGCGCAATCGTCCACCCGGAACTCCACTATCATGCACCACTTGGTTGACAAATTCTTCAGGAACAAAAAAACCGCCCTCAGCGTCGGCATCCTCTTGCATGGCTTTCTGTTCATCAGGAGTTGCAGACATTTGGAAGGCAACTTCGGACGGTGCTTTCATCCATTTCATAAAAGTGTCTCGCTGGAATCGAGCGTGGTCTTTGAGGTTATCGCCCATCTGTTCCTGCACCCAGATTGGCTGGCTCATGGCTGGTAACCCCTTCACCCAAGTCTGGGGCTTATAGTCAGCCTTGATGTTTGAGGTCTTATCATCGGCGTTGTACTTGGCAACATCATTTGATGCTACGGGAACCTCATTCATGGGCTGATTAAAGTCTCCCGATAGAGCCTTTAATTTCGTCTGGGCTTCATCAATACTGTCTGCTTCCTTCATCTTGATTTGAGCATCGAAAATAATTTTCTCGAATTGCTCAACGTCGCCTTTATCAAGCGACTCTTGCGCAGTTTTTAAGAGTGCGCCAGCCTCTTCTCTCATCTGTCTCGTATTCAAGTTAATCCTCCTGAACCGATAGTCTGTTTTCTAATATTGCTGTGAGAAGTGAAACCTGCCTTCTGGCATTGGCGAGCAACTCAGTTTCGGCGGCGTCACTATCGAAGGTTTCGTCAACGTCTGTATCGGCGTTGTCGTCAACTTCAACGGCGGCAGTTTCCGCAGTCTCATCGTTCGCTTCCGTCGGAATGTTTTCTTCCTCCTGTAAAAGGGCGAATGCCAAGGCAGTCGCCTCCTCTTCACTTAAATCCTCAACGAGTTCTTTCCAGTTTGATGTATCGATATTTCGCACCCTCGACCAGACCCGTGAATCGCTTATTAAATCAGGGGCCTTTTTCCCCGCATCTTTTATGTGTTTTGCAAGATGCTTGTATACACGCTCCCTGTCTGATTTCGGGATATTCGCACCGCCCCTGCCGCCGTTTAAAATCCCTATACCGCCAGAGCAAGCGCGGATATTCGCGGCGCCGACTTTGCCATCCTCGACATGGTGATGAATAAACTTGTAAGAACTTCTGGAATCGGGCTTCCCATCAGGACTTACCCACGCATATGCTCCTCGCAGAGTCTCGGTATCATTCGATAACGCAGAGCGACTTGCACTGGCGGCCCAAGTTCCGCTTGTCGTCTCCGTTGTATGCGCCGCAATTGCGCGGTTCGCTTTTTCATTCTTCGCATCAATCGTTGCGGTATCTGGAGATGCGCCCCTGACTACCGCTGAAGTCTCGACCCAGTCGAGTTCCTTGATACGTCTCGTTGCTTCCTTTCCTCGGCCCTCTGTTGATACAGCTCCGTCGGGTAGATTAAAGCCAACTGACCATTCTCTTACATACTCGCCCGCGACATTCGAGAATGCGTCCCTCCCTGCGTCCGTTTCCATGTTCATTTGCATCTTTGCGTATAGTCGATATGCCCCGTCATCTGATTCGACGGATTGAGCGTCGAATACCTTGCCGACTATCTGGTGCTGGTCGTGTCCCAGCAGAACTGGAATAGGCAAGTTATTGGCAATAGAATTATCGAACGCAGTCGGCTCGATTACATCGCCGTCTGAGTCTCGAACATTCATTGTATTGACGAATGCCTCGATAACTCCCTGCGCTCTGTCGACTTTTCGGATTTCAATATCCGCGACTTTATTAATCATGTTGCTACTACCCCTTCAGGCTTGAAATTTCTCGGCATAGGTTCCCAGTTCAAGGTTCCATTTGGATGGTCCATTATCAGCGCGGCATCTTCTGCCCGATAGACCTGCCCGTGACGTTCTGCACAGGTGCGCCCATAGGGGTCTCCGTCGGGGACATAATTATCGTCGGGGTCTCCGTCTACATCGTCCGCTCTCATGTATTCAAAACCCTGCTCTTTGTAGTGGCCGATTGCGGAGAGATTCTGTGTCCTCATAATCTCGGTGCGCGCAATTAATCTCGAACGTTTAATTGTTTCATTTGCAACACTTCGAATGCCGGGGAATTTATCTGCAGGAACGCCCCTTGCCAGTTGCTCGATAGAGTAGCCCCGTTCAAGGGCGGTGCCTACTGCACGCTGGAACGCCTTATTAGTGGTGTTGTGTATTATCGTTGCTCTTGCAGATGCCCCGCTCGTTATAGCGGTGACAACGGGCAGTTTATCCGACCATTCGAGAGTACCCGCAACACCTGAGTCGTTAATGCGCGCAAATGTTGATTTCGTTACTCTCTTAAAGTTGTTGTAAAGAATCTCACTAAGGTTATTCTCCGCGTCATCGGGTAAAAGATTGGAGAACGAAACGGGAAAGTCCTTTTGCTCATCCGTGTGTCGCTCTAAGTAGCGACCAATTACGCCGTCAACACGGTTTTTTATCCGCTTGAAATAACGCTCCATGTCAGATTGCAGGCGGTCTATTAATAGCTCCCTATCTTCAAGGAGCGACCTTCGCAGTAATGCCGCTCTGGGAGCAACTCTTGCCTTCTCATCGTAGCTTGAGGATTCTTCAATTGCGGGTGGCGATTCTGGCAGGGCGGGCTGGTCATCCTGTACTTCGGATGATTCGATAATGTTCATCGGAACCCGTCGAATGTTCCCATCATCTATTGCATCCTCTCCAACCAGCGTTCGCGCCTCATTGAGAGTAATAATCCCAGCGGCGAATAGAGACGACGCCCGCGCACTCTGAGAGTCGCTATCATCGAGGAACGCCCTCATCTCTGCCATATCCGCGTATATCTGACCCTCACCTTCAAAGTCGTATTCCAGACAGTGATTCAAGAATCTGAGAATGCGCTTGATGAGAGGTTCGAGAGTCTCACTGTGAAACGAGAAACGGGCCTCCCGATAGTTCGCAAAAGTCGAGCGTGCAAGTCCTACATTCGCGCTGATTAGAATCGGGGGAACTCCGAACACCGCGCAGATTCTCGATTCGGTCATATAGTGCATCTCGGAGAGAGCCATATCCTTCGGAGATGACGCCATCTGCTGATACTCAGCATCGTCGTCAAGAACAGCAACCTTGTGCATATTATTCGAGCCGCCGAAAGTCGAACGCCAGCGGGAGCGAATACGGTCAGCTTCCTCTTGAGAAGTCAACCGTCTTTTAATCTTTAATAATCCAGAAGGAACCCCAGCATTCTGAAAATACATCTTGGCAAAATCGCCCATATTTAAGTCGAGATTGACGGTTCTCGCAAGAACGTGCAGAGGGGATAATCCGTAAACGTCTCCGCTGGGGTTGGGTAGCGCAAGATGGGCGATATCTTCCTTAGCCAGCCGATACTCTATTCCATCAATCTCATAGACATAGACATTCTCGCCCCTGTCCTCTGGAATAATCGAAACTCGGTCAGGACGCAACAGCCATAATTTGATGATTGTATTTGTCTTGTCTCGTTCTTTTAGAACGTAAACATTTCCCGCAACTTGCAGAAACGTGACGAGACGTTCAATGAACGCATAGAAATCCTCGTTCTGATTGGGGCGTTTAATCAGATAGGCAAGCGGGGTATCTTCAATTTCTTCAACGCCGCCTTCGTTATCAGCACCGAGATAATAGCGTGGCGAGGCGGCGCCGTCTGCCAGCTCTCTTATACAGGCGTGGACTATCTCATTCTTGCCGTATCCCCACGATGCAAAGTTGGCGTAATTATCGACGGGGTACTGTACTTGGGAAATATCATTGACAAGCGGAACCGATGCGGCAATCTCCGTATCAGTCGCCTTGGTGAATAGATTCCAAAATGATGCCATATACCCCCGTGCCTTTCGGGTACATGGCGAGACCACTTGGAATTAAAAATACAACCTTTTGAAAAGCTCGTCAATTAAAAAAGCGATTTATATTTGCAAAACGAATATAGATACTCAACCCTCCTATAACATCGCAAATAGAGGAGCCTATAAGGGCTAATAGGCGTGATTTGAGTCCGTTTTTAGCGCATTTTCTAATCGAGCGGGTAACACAACGCGATTATTACAACTCTCGCAACAGGCTCCTTTAGCAACTGGAGCGGCGTTATGTCTTGCGGGGCGGTGCGTTATATCGCCATCACAGAAAACACATCTCATTTTTCGTTTCGAGTCTTGCATCTTGAACATACGATAACCGTTCCTTTACCCGCCTTCTCTGCGAGTAGCTTTCCGCAGTCTGAACAACGGAGTTCTTTGTCCTCGCTCACCAGACTCCTTCTCCTGCGACATTCGTCTGCGCATGAACCGCTAGGCCGAGAGCCATGACACAGTCATCGTGTAACCCGCTGGGCGCAGAGTATCTTACGCCAGTGCGGGTGTATTCATAAGAGAACGCATCCAGTTCGGAGACTATTGCACCATCGGGGTAGTAGATGGCTTGCGTCTGAATAGCAAGCGAAAGGCCTTCCATTAGCTTTTGCTTAGACGATGACGAGAAATTAAAGCCCGTGACGTTGGGTAACTCCCGTTGAAGTTTCTCCACGATGGGGTCGCCGACTCCCGTCGAGTCTACAAGGGCGGGAGTATAGCCGATATGATTACTCAGTCGTCGGCACGTTTCTTCCCACGGAGCTTGAAAACGGTCAAAGACTGAGACTCTGCCCTCACTATCCAGCCCGATTACAACCGTGTAATCGACACTCTTGGCGAGGTCGATTCCAAAAACCGCTGGGGGGCGCGGAGATAAGGGTGCGACACAGTCGAGAATCGCTTGCTGACCGAAAGGATTTCCCCCGTCATCGGATGGTTCTGCGAGATATAATTCCTTGAATACTCGTTCGGGTAGCATTGACTTGGCGTTCTCAATTTCGCTTACCTCGATAACGCCCGCATCCGCGGCGTCATAAGCGGTGAGTTTTGCATAGTGCCAGTCCCGCTCTCCTATCTCTGCTCTTCTTGCGAGAATATAGGCCCAGTTTTTACGGCCTTTCACGTTACCGATTATCCGCAGGGAGCCACGGGTTGCTGTCATAGTCGAACGAACTGCGTGCCAAGATTCTTCCCGCAGTCGGGTCGCCTCATCTATGACACAAGAATAGACATCCTCCCCATAGAGGTTGTCTGGTTTCTCTCCGCTCTTAAACGAGACCATTGCGCCGTTGACCAAGCGAATAGTTAACTCCGATTCATTCGCTTGATATAGGTCCTGTGATAGCCCTCTACGGAGACGTCTGAACGCGATGCGTGCCTGTGGATAGACGGGCGCAATCCACCAGAACGATTGTCCTGCCTTACCTCGGATGGCTTGCTCGATTATCCAGCTAAGGCAAGCGACGGTTTTACCGCTCTTTGTAGCGCCCTCAATTACTGCGTACCTCTTCGGACTGAATATCGCCTTTTCCTGCTTCGAGTACAGTTTCGGTCGCTGGTATCGGATTGTTGTCGTTGTCATTGGCGTTCTCTATAACGAAGGTCACTGGAGTGTCATTAACATTAAACGAGTTCTGTTGAATCTGAATCAGAGACTTGTCAGGAATAACCCCGTGAATCTGATTAATCTTGTCCATTATTTTCAGCACGATACCTGTTGCTTCTGCGTCTCGATTCAGAGCGGGGTTATACCAGCGCAACAGCAACTGGTTATATCTCTCCATCTGCATCGCCCTAATCTGGTCGGCGTGTCCAACGTGTTCTTTTGCGAGGTCACCAAGGGCGCGATATACGTCCTTCTGTATTTGCGCGATAGACAAGCCCTCCTGCTCCGCTATCTGCCGCACTGTTGCGCCAGCTACTTTCGCCTGTAATACTCGATTACGACGCTGTACGCGTTCGAGTTCTTTCCCGTTCTGTCTGGCCATTATCCGTAACTCAATCTTGCAGGTATTTCAAACGTCACTCTCGGCTCTGGTATTGCTGTCGTGATAAGAGGTAAGAACCGCTCAATAAAAACACC